CCTAAAAGTGGTCACCATATTTAACCAAACTTCTTACCCAAGGGAATAAATTAAATTCAACATTTATAATATCGTAGAATAAATTTTCTAATATGGATTTTATTTGTTCATTATTTGTTCTAACTTCTAATACCTTTCCGTATTCGTTTTTAGATGTAGACTCTTCTGCGTAAATATCTAATGCAGCACCAATGATTGGGTCAGCATCCATAGCATCATAATCTCTAAAAAGTTCTTGTCTGATTTGTTGGTAAGCAAGATAGTTCTCATAGGTATTATTCATAGCCGATGAGTGTAATCTCATATATCTATCACGTAGATTGGTAGCAATTGCTTGCGTTTCATCGTAATCAATTACCTTTAACTTATTCCCCTGTTTTCTTACGATTACCGATGTAGAGAATAGTTTATTTAACCTACCAAAAAATGATTTATCTGTTGCCATTTACTTCTGTTTGTTTAATTATATAACCTTTATTTTTTTACTCATTTTTACCACTTTTAGGTGTTTAGTGGTAATTTATAGTTTTACTCAATTTTACCACTTTCTACAAGACCAATATCTTGCTTTGTGTCTTGGACCAGGTTGGTCACAATTATGTCTTGCTCTAAAAGACCGTCTTGCATCTGGATTAGATTTTCTTATTCTCATTGTTTTTTCACCTTTAGATGCTGCTGATGTACCACCATGTCCAAAGTTTACTTTAACAACATTACCTGCTGGATTTTTAACATATACTTTGAATTTTTTAACATCACCTCTCATTGGTTTTCCTAATTGAACATTTCTTCCCTGATATTCAGCTTCAAATACACAATTGCAATTTGCTTCATCTAATGTATTTCTGTATGCTTTTAGGAACTGAATAAAATCTTGTATATCTTCTCTGTCAACATCCAACTCATCGTAATCGTCTGTGTTATCGTGTCCACATTTATGACAAACATATGGAGTTTTTCCACCATCTTCTAAATCCCATTCCCATCCACATTTTTCACATTCTACTGATTGAGTTTCATTTTCATTAACGGGAACACAATTTGGAACTTGCTTTCCACCTTTATCCTTCATTCCTACTTGCTTATATCCATCCCAACAAGCTTCACATAATGCATTAGCTTCTCCTTCGTTACAAGTCTTCCAACCACCGCCTTTTGATTTATAGTTCTTTGCAGCCCAACCATTTGCGTATGCAGATGGATAAACATCAAACTTTGATTTAGCTGCCGATTTAGATGCAGACCACTTTGCCGGGTCAGTTGGACAATTCTTTTCTAAAAAAAGATTTAATTTTTCGTAGATATTCATACTTTCTTTTTTTGGTTTTGTAGAAACATATATTGGCGTTTTACCCTGCCCACTACTACTTTTACCACCTCTATCTGCATCATTTTGTGCTGCTCTTTTTCTACGAGTTGCACTTTCTTTTTCTTTTTTGCTCATTCCGGCAGCTTTTGATGCTGGAACACATTTTGCATATCCCTTCTTTTCACCGGAAGTACCACATGGTGGGTGTTTTCCATCAACTTTCTTGCCGATGTTTACCCATTTTTCCTTAAACCACTTGCGTAAATCTTCTTTTACTATATTACGCAATTTAATATTACCATTCATATACAATATATAAATATAACAAAATTGAGTTTAACCTATCGTAGTAACCATCTTAAATCTTCAAACTCATCACCATGACCAGTTTGCATCTTATATGGGTCATCACCAAACATACCAGGTGTGTATAAACTATCATGTGATGTTTGTACAAATCCATCAATAGAACGTCTTGTCAAATCAATACCTTCTTGTCTTAAACGTAGTGCAGTATCTCTAATCCACAATCCCATACCTAATGCCATCACCAAGTCATCATTATATCCTCTTGCTGCTTCTGCTCTACCATTGTTCCAAATGAATGTAAAGAACTCATCTATCGTTCTCTTACTATGAATAACAACACTCATATCTCGCATATAAGTGTCTATTTTTGATATTACTAATGGACGAGTTTTAGATGATATACTAAATCCTGGTACCATTTGTTTTTCATCTCTGTAAAACTTATTAGTAAATTGAGTATCAATATCTACATATTTAATATCTCTATTAGACCAGAATAGATTTTTGTAGTTTCTATCTAAACATTGTTGGATTGTTGTCCAACCAATTGATGCGTTATCAATGATTAGTAAAGCATCATTATATTCAGTTGCCAAATTGATTAGGAAATTACCAAAATCTTTTGGTTCAATCTTACCTCTATATTCTGCAACTTGCTCACAATTTTCTGCTTCTATTACGTGGACGGTAGAATAATCTTCCCCATCGCCCCTTGCAACGTCAGCAGTTACTATATAACTCTTTGCATAATTAGGGTCTTCCCATACCCATAAATTATTATCAAACCCACGTTTATACATTGGGTCTTTAACATATGCTTCAATATACTTTGTTAGAATTTCCGGTTGAATTACCGTTGCTCCAGAACTGATAAAGTCACAATCACATTCTTGTGCTGCTCCTTTTGGTCCTAATTGTTTTTCTTGCTCCTCTCTCCAACTATTATCTCTTTCAGGGTGAACCGTCCAATGGAGTTTAATTGGATGAAATAAGTTTTCACCATTTTCTGCTTTTACCCAAGTTTGATGAAACCAGTTACCAATACCATTTGGTGTAGATAATGCTATACAACTACCACCCGTTGATAAAGTAGATTGTGCCGATGTCCAAATCTCTTCAATGTAATCAATAAATGCTGCTTCATCAAACACCAATAGGGATAGGGCTTCGGAACGTCCTGCATCTGGTTTAGATGAAATTGCTTTGATTTGAGAACCATTCTTTAATCGTAGAGATAGTTTATTATCTTCAGACTCTTGTACTCTCAACCACACTGGTAAGAATTGGTTCATTACTCTAACCTTTAGTACCAAGTTCTTTGCAACTTCTTGTTTAGTTGCAATAACCAACACGTTGAAGTCATCGTTGAATATCATTTTCCATAAAGCATATCCAGCAACTAATGTCGATATACCCAATTGGCGTGATTTTAGAACAACATTAAAGCGATTATCTTTAAAATCATTTAAAACTCCTTCTTGAAAATCATATAAATCAAAAGCGATTTTACCACGAGTTGGGTGTTGAATTTTACAAAACTTACGCATGAAATAGACAGGGTCTTGCGCACATTTTCTGTATTGTTCTTTTACTGCATCTTGCAGAGATTTTGTTTGATTTGCGGCCATAATGCCTTACCTATTTTTTAATACGGATTTTCCAATATATACCACCACCCAAATATGGAACTACTTGATTTCCACCATTAGGTGATTGTTGATTGGATATACCAAGATTTAATTGGTATAATTTATCTGTTTTACTTTTAAGGATTACACCTGCACCAATTGAATTGCCGAAATTTACTTTATCCAACGCTCCGTTTATACCAACATATACTTGATTTTTAGGTAGTTCTTTTACTATCTTTGTATCAGTAATAGTTCGTTCTTTAATCGTAGCATTCCACTTTCTACCTAATATTTTGTTTTGGTATAAAGTATCTGTAAGTTCTATTGTTCCCAAATTATTATCTAAAACTAATTTATCTTTATATAACACCTTTTGGTTATACGATTGAACTATTCTAACCGTATCTCCTTTTGTATATACAGGAACTTCTATTCTTTTTTCTTTTTCAACAATTGTTTCGTGGTAAATATCTTTACCCTTAACATATTTTATTTTGGTGTGGTCTATTATTACAGTATCAATCTTGTGTTTTAACAACTCGTAGTTTTTTCCATCTACATTAACTGTTTCACCTACTTTGCCATCATCTTTAGTACATTTGTACCATACAATTCCGGCAGTTGCAAAAATCACAATCCATTTGATATTACTCTGTAAAAACTTTAGCATAATCTTCTTTTATTATTTCCCAACTATCATCTTTTATTTTCTGATAACCAAGTATGTTTTCTTCTGCTTCAGCTATATCATTTTTGATATTAGCTTTTAACTCTTCTAAATCACCATCGTAATTCCACTTTTCAGTAGTACCATCCGAATTGGCGAATACGTGCTCCTTACTTGCATCTACTAATGCCTCTTGGAACTTTTTAATTAAATCTTTTAAAAACTCAATTTCAAAACTAGCAATCTTCCACTTTTCGTATTCACCCCAATTACCATTTACTCTGAATGTTTGTTCTTTTTCTGCCAAACAATCTATACAATAACCCGTTTTACGAATAAATTGTAAATGCTTTTGAGTTTTTTTAACTGTTCTACAATTTTTATTTTTACAAGTAGATAATGATTGTATGTATTCTCTAATTCCATCGAACTTTGATTTAACAATCTTATATCCTTTCTCTTGTACCCAAGTTACACCATCACTATCGGTCCACTCTTCACCAACTGCTCTATCCTGCTTTGTAGCTTTCCAACCATGCGTATTTGTTCCACCATTATCTCTGTTAAAAGCTACATCCAAAATCTTTTTTCTGGATGGGTGCATGTATTTCTTACTCATATAACTTATTGTTTTGTTATATATATATATAAATATATAGTTTTTATATTTTAGTAAAATATTCCTAACAATTGATTCAATGAAGCAAATGCTCCAGTCAATTTGAATACATTACCTTTGTAATTAAATACAATTCCTTCTGCTGGTACAATCTTATCAAATCCACCAATAGAGTTTATTCTTTTTAATTCCAATTCTAATTTAGCAATCTGTGCAGGTGTTCCTTCAGCTTTAACTTGTGCAACCGTTGCATCTAATCTACTACGGATTTGTTGTAATGCACTATCAGGTGCTACCGTTAATACCGAACTCATAAATGACATCACATCTGAACCAACACCCAAGAAGATTTCTTCAAACTTCATAATGTTTTCTTTTGTTATTTTTGATTTATCTTGTTTCTCTACACCATCTGCCCAAGTCTTTGCTTTATCATCTCCAATTGAGCGAATACCAAATGATTTATCATCAAACGCCCATCTTTTAATTAAACCTTCTACCTCTAATGGTGCTAAAGTTTTACCAGATTTTTTAATAAAGTTTTTCCACCAAGCCTGGTGATAATCCGATATACCAGCTTTGTCTCCCAATCCAAACTCACTTTGTAGTTTGTTTATCATAGAAATATATTTTGGTTTTAGCTTGGATAAATCCTCATTTTTTGGTAACTTCGTAATAGGAGGTCCTTGTATAGTATATTTAGATTGTACGCTTGCATTTACTTTTTTAATCAACGCTCCCAATTTATTTTCTGCACCTTTTATTTGTCCAATAGGATTTCCTGCTTCGTTATATTCTAATGCGTTGTGGAATACCAATAGAGCCTGTCCGTAAGGTATCACATTCACCGATGTAGGCCAGATTACTTCTATATTCATAAACACTTTTCCGTTTTGGAAAAACTTATCTAATTCTGCTTTACCCAAACTACGAAGTGCATTCTCCATATCTTTCATAGCAAAGTTGTAAGCATCGGTTAATCCACCTCTACCACCAAACTTTGCAGCAACACCATTTGCATCCATAGCATCTGCACCAGCGTTTTGTAAATGTGATTTGTTACGAGCAGCAATCAATCTACCATTTTTCCAACTGATTGCCAACGCTTGTCCATCGGTTTTTTCTCTAACAACACCTAAATTACCATCCAATGCTTTATTTACTATGGTTTTCAAATCACCAAATGTAAGATTTATACTACTATCAAACGGATGGTTCATATGCCCATAAGCACCACCTTCCATTATTAAACTTTCTTTTACGGATTTTTTAATAGGTTCGTATCCACGATTTTGAGTATCCTTTGTATCAGTTTGATGACCAGGTTGTTTTTTTCTATTATCATCATCAAAATCTATTGTATCCAATTCAGGTTCATACCCATAATCTGGTGCATATGTTGATGTTTTGTGATGGTGATTAAAGTTATTATCGGCAGTTCCGTGAGGTTCGTGGTTTTTTGTATTTATAGCTTCAAACGCACTATGTTTTACTTTATACCATCCACCACCTGGTGCTCTAAATACTCTTGCTGGTATTCTAAAGGTAGAACCAATTGGTAATTTACTGAAATACTTACTATCTATATGTACTACCTTTGTAATAAACTCTCTAGTCTTATTATCTGCACCAACTAATTCAACTTCAATCTTTACAGGTTGTCCACCAATTTTGATTGTTCCACCAAATATACCTTTTGATATTTCAGTAAGTTTATTTTCAGTTGTATAGACCGGTGTTGATGATTTGAAATCATCTTTTCTCATTATAGTTTTAGCAATCAATTTATTTGCTTGAACCATAAATGGAATGTTGATACCAGTTCTCTTATCTTTTACTACAAACTCATTGTATTGTTTTACGAACTCTAAAAACTTTTTCTTATTCTTTGCTAATCTCTTAAAAAAACCAGTTAGTTCTGCTGGTGATATTTCTTTACCATTACGAGGGTCATTTAATCTTTGGAAAAAATGGTCTGTTTCTTTTCCTAAAACAACATCTTCTGGTGATAATTGAGAGTCTGCATATTTCTCAACTTTATCCATATCAGCTTTTGCCATTTCTTTTAACTCATTTGGACCTTCCCAATCTTTTTCACTAACCTTACCTTCTTCTTTATCTTTATTATATGAGTCTATTGTTTTTGCCCAAACCGCAGCTGGTATAGCTCCGTTTATCATATTATCGGCAAGTTGTAATGTAAACCATTCTATATAAGTTTCATCCGTAATATTTTCTGTACCTGCGTTTATCGCTGCTTTTATAGCTCCACCAATTATAACCTCACTTGCCATATGTTCTGCTAAATGTACACTCAAACTACCCATTAACCCGGTTACACCATGTCCTATTACTGCACCAATACCACCCGTTACAACCATACTAGCAACTGTCAATCCAACCGTTTTACCAATTGCTATCATAGCTTTCTTTTGGCTCTCATCTGGTTTTTGACCTGAAAATACTGCCTTAAATCCAGCACCTGCTACATCTAACTCATGTCCCAAATGTTTAGCTTCTCTAACTACACCCTTTACAATACCCTTTGCCTTATCACCAATCCATTTTCCAAAACTACGTCTTTCTTTTGATTGTGCTTTGTGTGCTCCTCTAAAAAATTCTTTTTCTTTATTACTCCACTTTGTTAGTTTTTGATTTATATAGTTTCGTAATACTTCTGGTTTGTCTGTTAGTGTTTTAGCAACTTTTCCAACACTAGCTTTTGCTTGTGGATTTAATGCGGTATCTTTTGGTTTTTGTGCTTTTTGTTTAACCTTTTGTAATTTTTGTTTATCCGAGCCACCCATTTTAGCAACTAACATCATTGCTGCTTTGTAAGCAGGATGGTCTCTATCGTAGTTCAATGCTGAACTTACTTTAATATCTTCACCCGTATCTGGATTCTTTACTAATTGGTTTAGGATTTGTGGTGAATATCCACTACCTTTTACAGATGCTTCTTTTACAATACCTTCACCATACCCAGTATATAATCCTAAATTAACCTGATTTACTTTATCACTCTTTGGTGATTGTTGTCCTTTTTCTATGTTACCCGGAACTTGTCTTTTATCCATTAAAGCATGAACACGAAGAACTCGCATTGCTTCTTGTCTTGCAAACTCCACTCTATCTAATTTAAGAGCATCTTTGATACGATATTTCTTACCAGTTGCTGGGTCTGCAATTTCCATATTCATTATGTTGTCCCAATCTACTGAATCTGGTTCGTAATCAATATCACCCTCAATTGTCATTAACTTATCATAGTATTTAGGGTCTTCAAATATATGGTCTCTTGCAATTTCAGATGCTATTCTAATATCAGTAGTGTGTTCCATTTCTACATTCACACCCTTCTTAAATTCTTTCTTTATAGTATCTAAATCTACTTTATGTTTATCAGCGATTTGTGCTAATGTCATACCTTTGGATAATCCACCAGGTATAAATTCCTTTTCTTCATTCAACCCTTTATCTAACATTTGGAATACATCTTTATTGTATTTACCAAAGAACTTTTGAAATTGTTTTTCTTTTTCATCTGGTGATAAATTACTACGGAACATATTTCTAACATCGGTTGCACCAAATGAGTTTGATGGGGTTTTAGAATACACATAACCCTTTGTCATATAACCTTCCATATCCTTATCGTTTTTATAAGGTTTGAAATACTGTCCACCTAAACGCATTGCATCTTTTTCACCCAATGCTATAATAAGCGCAGTTGTTGCATCATTAAAATCGCGTAAGATTTCTACGGGTTGGTATGGTGATTTTACTTGAATGAATTTTGATGGTGAAACACCAAATACTTTAACTGCAATATCACGTTTCTCATTAAAAGAAAGTGGTGATTTATTTGAGTCTTGCACATTAGATGTTGCAATATATACATTTTTTGCTCCAAATACAGAACAAAGGTGTTTGTATGTTTTATAGTGGCCAGCGTGGAATGGTTGAAATCTTCCCCCAAATACAACTACTTTTTCCTTTACCGATTCGGTCAGTAAGAAAGTTTCCACTAAATAGTTTGATAATTCATTCATATACTATAAATATATACTTTTTAATTAATAGTTAGCACAGGCAGATGCGCAACTGAATCCTTCTGTGTAAGTGTAATAAGTTAAATCATTATCATACGATTGTGGTGAAGCACTATACATTATTCTGTATGAGTAATTACCATCCGTTGAATAATAACTACCATTACTCAACGATGTACCTGCACCTGTTTTTACTATATTTTCACCTTGATAAGTGCAAGTTCCACAATCATATTTTTCAGCTAAATAGAAATTGTCAGGACTATATCCACAATCAACTGAATTTGATTCAATAAGTTGATTATATGTTCCACAATTTCCGTTTGTATATGTTCCCCACTTATCCCAATTATTTGTTCCAGTACAATAAGTACTCAATAAAGCACCAGCGGCTGGACAACCTGTGATATTAATACTATAATTTGCTCCTTTATTACTACTATCAGTTATTATCAACGTAACGTTTCCCGATAATCCACATACAGATGTGTATGTTGGATAATCATACCAAATTGCTCCATTATCAACACTAAATCTTCTATTTTGACCAGTACCATTGCTCATTACTATATTTTCAATACACCCAGTTGATGTAGTCCAAGTAGCAGATACTCTAACATACCCACACCCACCCGGAGGTCCACCTTCGGCATATTCTTCAAGTACAGATGGATTTGAGCCACAAAAGCCATCTGCAATTTGGCCAATTAGTGACCAATTGTTTGTACCACCACAATATGTATATAATATTGTTCCAGCCGTTGGGCAAACGCTTGTATCGTTTACATATACTGTATTAGCGTATGTTTGAATTTGTCCACTATATGAATTAATCCTTAACGCCATTAAAATGGTTTCTTGTCCTTCACTAGTTGAATCATTCACCAAAGTTTTTGAAAAAGTACCAGTACCGGAACTTATGGTAACGAATGCTTGGTTTGCTCCATCGGTAAAATCATCACCATTTGTTGTTCCTTCATTTGTTATATATAACACCGTACCATTATCCACATCGGTTGTATTAACTGTCCAAGTAATAGTATCACCCTCATTGGCTGATGTAGTATTTGGTGAAATTGAATAAGTAGGTGTTTTACTTGTATCATCTACATTTACGGTATTTGATGTTGCTAAATTAGAACCACCCAAACCAGTCTTTAATATTATAATAATACTTTCACCACCTTCTGTGATTTTATCTGTTCTTAAAGTTTTAGAAAGGGTTGCAATATTATTGTTAATACTTATAAAATCTTCGTTAATTCCATCTGTAAAATCATCACCATTTGTTGAACCAGCATTCACCCAATACAAAGATGTATTTTGAAGATTTGTCGTATTTATTGTCCAAGTTACGGTTCTATTATTTGTTTCGTTTACCGATGTTGTTGATGGTGATATTGAAAATGTAGGGGTTGTTATATTTAAATAACTTCGTCCTTTATTACTACTATCTCTAATTGCTAAATTATAACTTGTACCCAAAGATAAACCACCAACACTAGTATTTGCAGGGTAATCGTACCAAGTTGCACCATTATTAACACTAAATTGTCTACCTACACCACTACCATCCGACATTGAATTGATAAATATTACACCATTCCCATTACCATCAAAACCAACACTATATGTTGCCTGAACTCTTACAAACCCACAATTGGTTTCACTATATGCTTCTTGTAATATGTTTGTAGTCCCACAATTACCATCTGCAACCGTCCACCAATAATTCCAATTACCTTGCCCCACACCAGATGATGCACAAAAATCACTTATATACGTCCCATAAGCAGGACATGCACTTGTATCATCCACAGTAACGGTGGCGGCGGTAGCTACTGTTGTGCCCGATGTAGAACCTGTCTTTAATTCAATAATTATAGTTTCAGAACCTTCTGATGTATTATCTGGTATTAATGTTTTAGAAAACGAAGCACCATTATTTTGAATAGTTACCATACCCGAATTATTAGTTTCTGTAAAATCCGAACCATCGGTTGAACCAACATTTATCCAATATAAATTAGTTCCGTTTTGAACATCCGATGTTGTGATTGTCCAAGTTACTGTTTTATTATCAGTTTCATTTACAGATGTTTTGTCGGGTGCAATTGCATACGATGGTGCTTTACTTGTATCGTTTACGGTTACGGTTGATGATGTAGCTACAATTGGACCAGATATTGCGGATGTTCTTAAATTAAGAATAATAGTTTCTGACCCATCGGATGTTACATCGTTTGTTAATGCTCTTGTAATTGTGGCACTATTACCACTTATAGTTACATTACCACTATTGGCATTATCAGTAAAATCTGGTCCAGTTGTTGTACCAGAATTTGTCCAATATAAAACAGTTGCATTTGGAACATTAGTGGTAGTAACGGTAAATATAACAGAACTACCTTCGTTTACTGAATTAACATTTGGTGCTATTGCATAGGTTGGTGCTAAACTAGTGTCATTTACACTTACCGCTACCGATGTAGCCACAACCGTACCAGAAGTAGAAACTGTCCTTAATTGAATAATTATAGTTTCAGTACCTTCCGTTGCAGCATCACTTGCTAAAGTTCTAGAAAGTGTGCCTGTATTACTATTTATTGTAATTGTACCACTATTGGCTCCACCATTAAAATCTACTCCAGTTGTTGTACCACTATTTGTCCAATATAATATAGTTCCATTTGGAAGATTTGTTGTAGTAATTGTCCAAGTTACAGTACCACCCTCATTTACGGATGTTACATTGGGTGTAATTGTATAACCAGTACCAGCTAAACCTAAAAACTCCGTCATACTATCGGGTTCATCTAAATTATAATAAGCAGCATAAGCACGTATTGAGTTGGATGATAACCCAGTTTCCGTTTTTACTTGACTCATTGATATTGAACCCGATGTAGGTAAAGCCATTACTTATTATTTTTTAATTCATCTATTTGAGATTGTAACTCTTTCATTCCTTCGATTAAAAGTGCTACTAATTTTTCATAATGAACACCTTTATAACCATTATCTCTAGTTACAACTATTTCTGGTAAAACACTTTCTATTTCTTGTGCAATTACACCAACATCATTTCCACTATGAGAATGTATTTCATCAAATCCACTCAACCATTGAAATGTATTACCACTAATTTTTAAGATTTTATCCATTGAATTTGGTATTCTCTGTATATTGGTTTTTAATCTTATATCCGAAGATGTATTTGCAGTTAAATCACCAGTCAAACTCATAGAACCAGTAACCGATACCTTCCCTCCAATCAAAACTATATCACCGCTCTGTGCTCCTCTATCTACTTTAAAGTAATTGTTGGTATCACGAATAACTTGCATACCACCTGCGATTATTTCGGTTTTACCAACATCAAATGATACAGTAGCAGATTTTACTGCTGGTGTATTTATAAATCCAGTTAAGGTTGTAATACCACCCACATCATAACCCAATAAATTTACATTTTGTACAAACGGAACTATATAATATATACTATCTTCTAATAAAATTGATGTTGAAAATGTTCTGTCTGTATAATCAGGTAATGAATTTGTACCAGCAGCTGCATTAGAATTTGCAACTGTATTAGATAGAGTTGCTACAATAGTACCGGTATTACTACCCTTTCTAATCAAATACCCATAAGTTGTACTTATACTATTTAAAGAAACACTAGGAGTTGCTTCCATATACGAATAACCAGCTTCGCCAAGTGCTGTTATTTTTAGTGTAGCAGTTTTACCAACATTTGCACCTGATGCGGTGAATGTTAAATTTTGACCTGTGTATGTTATTTGTGTAGAATTATAATAAGATGCACCAGATGAGCCATTTGCAACATCATCGGATGCTACTTGGAAATTACCGGTTATACCACCACTTGTATTTATTGAACCACCAGTTCTAGATGTAAATTCAGTACCACCATTTATATCAACTTTAAGTTCTCCACTATCATCATATACTTCAATTGCTGGTCTTGCTGCGTTTAATGAAACTTTACCATTTAGAGTTACATTATTTTCTATTGAACTTGCGTTAATTGTCCAAAAATTATTACCAAACCCAAATCTACCACTATCTGCATTTACTTTACCGGTCAAAATTGCATTTCTAGCAGTTAAATCACCAGTTGAGGTTACACTAAAATTATTACCATTTGTAAATGTATTACCAATTATATTTGATGCCGTTATAGTACCACTAATATTTGCATTTGTAGCAGTTAATACTCCTGCAGGTGTAACTCTAAATGGTGCAGAACCAAATGTTGCATTACCCAAATATATACCACTACTATCTGCTTTAAATATACTATTACCACTGCCGATTTCAATTGTACCACCGATTAATGCACCACTAAATGTACCAGTTGCACCATTTAATGCACCTGCAATAGTTAAAGATGAACCATCCCATAGTAACGAATTGGTAGAGGATTTTAAAGAAAGTTTTCCACTTGTCCCATCACTACCTATCCATGCTCCCACATTATTATAGCCTTTGGTTGCTTGTCCAATTGAAATATATGGGGATGTTGTACCACCCGCAATAGTAATATTTGCATTACCACTTGAGTTAGTACCAACGTTTATTGTATTTTGTACATACGATTCTCTAAATATTGCAATTTCAGCTGCTACAAAAAACGAATCAGTTCCTAATGATTCCCAAAACGAAGTTTGAGTATCGGGTTGTTTATTTAAGTTTGTAGTTGCGTTTGTGTTTGTGGCATAATATGTCCCATTATACAAAACTGCATCTCTACGGGTTGGGAAATCATCGGTATCATAATATGTTGTTGTAGAACTCCATGGTCCTCTAAATACTACACCCGGCCCGTTTCCACCATCTGCACCATTCGTACCATTAGTTCCGTTTGTACCATTATTACCATCGTTGGTTACATTTACACTATGTGTTTTTGTTATAGTCCCACTTGTACCTTCCGAATTTACATAAGTAATTGTAACACTCGTAGCAGTACCAGCATCAGTAGTTGGTTTAGTTGGTGTAATTGTTCCACTACTATTAGTTCCACCACTTATACTTGATACTCTAAAAGTTGAATTAGCATACGGAACTGAATCATCGTAGGTATAGTTAGAACCACCTTCGTTTACTGAAATTGTAAATGTAGATGGTGTTCCATATGAACCCGAATTTGTTTTAGTAATTGCCTGTGCATCACTTGAAAATAAAGCAACAACTACTGGTGCGGCTTTCTTTGCTTTTGAATATGTTACTACTTTTGTTACATCGGTAGTATCACCGGCACCATCCTTATATCTTACTAATAAACTCAATGAACCACTATCGTTTGTTAGAGATGTTATACCATATGTAGCATCATCGGGTGTTGTATCATTAGCAACACAATTGGTTTCTGTTGCTGATATTATATCAAATCTATTATTTGTAGTTAATCCTTCGTTTCGTATAATATCTTCACCACCCACTTTTACAATCACCGAACCACTTGTCAGAATAAACGAACCGCTTGCTACAAAACCAGTTGAAAGTGCAGGTAAAGTTACGTTTTCATTTGTTAATGAAACTGATAATCCATCTAATATTTTTACAGGAGTTATTTTAATAGCATCTGAAAATTGGTTTCCAAATTGGTCAGAACCTGATATACTATAAATTGTTTCACTCGTTGAATATGGGTACGATGAACCAGCCAAAGTATAAGTATCAACTCCATTTGTAGAATTTGTAGATACAAATGTTAATGGTGGCTTTCCACTTCCAGAATTTACAGTTAATGGGGTTGAAGCAGATGCTAAATTTTTACGTTTAGCTTCTATTGTTATAGTTTGTCCATTTGGGTTTAGGGATAAATCAGTTGCTTTATAAATAAATTGATTTGTATTTGCAGTTACAAATAGACCAGGTGCGTTTTCACCATCTTCAAATCTGTAAATTGTTTCATACTCATTTAACCCATCACACGATGCAGTATATGTTATAGAACCAACCAGTATAGATGATACACTACCACTAAAATTAGCAATAGTTAAACTTGCACCACTATCCCCCGCGTTTGTCAAAAGACCAGGATATGCTCCCGCATAACTGGCAGGAACTATATAATTACCATTAGAATCGAATGCCGCAGATGCATAAGTAACTGAACCCGATAAGTTAGTTTTACTAATTGAAAACCCAACTTGTTGAAACTGCGGATTACCAAACGAGCCACTACTAAAACGGAACGCCGTTCTATCTGATTCAAATGTTAGTATTTTTGATGGTAAATTATTACCACCCGTAAATGTTTGAGAACCGGTTACTGCTACTGGAATATAGTTATTATTTACATCAAAGAACTCAAACTTAAAGTTGAATGTTTCATTTGATATATTAGTTGGCATTGATACAATAAACGATACCTCATTTGGTGAGAACACAGTTTCGGATGATGCTCTTAAACTAACATCTTTTAAAAACCAATTACCTTGCGTTTGTTTAAAGTATAAAGATGCAGATGGTTCTGATTTTGGTAATGTAAATTGAGATATATAATTTGTAAAATCTTTGGTTGGAAATAATCCAGTAAGTGTATCTACTTTTACATCACCATTTTGAGAGCCACTAACATGCAGTTCTAAATTACTTTGTGATGAACCAGTATAGAAAGCATCAAATGCTAATTCATAAACAGTTACATCACTTAAATCCAATTTAGGTATATGTGAAAAATTACCATTACCATTCAGTTTAACCGCAGTTGAACCTGAAAATTGATTTGTGTTTAATGTTGCCGTTAGAGAGCCACTATTCCAAAATTTAGAAAGAACTTCCGAATTAAAAAATCCAGTATCAGTTACTACACTACCAGTTGCCTCAAATGATTGTAATAATTCTTTTGCTTCAATTTGTATATCTTGTATTAATTCAAAATCACTAACAGTACCCTCCGATGAGCGATATACTTTTACACGCTTTACATCACCTGCAAATGTATCTAAACGAGATAGTTTTATATTGGCATAAGATGCAATTATAGCAGATGGCGTAACTGTTGAACCAGAAACATTGTAAATTGGTTTTAGTAATTCAGTAATTGTTGCTCTTGGCCTTAAAAAGAAACGAACACGAGTTGTGTTAGCAAGAGTTGGGTTTATATTTGCAGTACCTACATAACGAATATTGTACTTACCCTTCCATATTTCAGGAACTTCGGTTTTACTACCATCATTATCGTAGTATTTTAACTCGCCTAAAATTGTAATGGTACAAGGACCAAATGCAGTTGAGTCAATTGCTTGAGCAACGCTATCCGTTGGATAAACATAAACTGCTATTACTTTTGATATACCTTCATAGTATTCAGGAGAACCATCTGAACTTTCGGTATAAACTACTCTACCAGTTGAATCACGAATTTGAACTAACACTTCCGTATTTGGTTCTAAATAATCAGTACCTGCAATTAGGAATGCGTTTTTACCACCTGTAAATGTATCAGGTAATTCGGTGAGATTAAAATATTGTGATGTTACTCGTCTATCTTCTAAAAATACAGATTTTAATTCTAATCTATTATCGGGAGCAACTTTAACTTCTACTGCCATATTGTAGGATATTCTTTTATATAAATATCCTACTTATGGTTTTTCATTATTTGTGTGAGATTTTTGAATATCCGTTTTCCTTTTTGATTTCTACCAAAGTATCTACCACATCTCTAATCTGGTCTAAATGGGAAATGATGGTTACAAAATCAAATTGTGTTTTAAGATACTGAAACAATAGGAATGTAGATTGTAAGTTTTCACCATCCAATGTTCCAAATCCCTCATCCAATACCAAAAAGTTAGGACGAGGTAGGTTACATACATTTATAAGTGCAACTCTAATTGCCAATCCACTAATGAACTTCTCCATACCACTACACATTTCTAATCCCCACTCCTGGTCTTCATATACGATGTTAGCAGTTATATTCTTACCATCCATTGTTAGTGTAACACCAAAATCTACAATTTGTGATAAAATGTTATTTACCTCACCCTCAATTACAGGTAAAGATTTAGCAATCAAATCATAAGATACACCATCTCTTTTAACTGCATCCAAATAAAAATCGTATGTTACATATTTTTCTTCTAACTCGCTTGCTTCTTCAATTTTTTGGTACATACCAGCAATCTTTTCTAGCAATCTCGAGCTTGAACCAGTTATTGACAACATTTCTTTTTGTACGGAGGCAATACTTTTATCAACAATTTCAATATTACCTTTAGCAATATCAATATCTTTTTGAAGAACTTTATTGTTTTTGATTGTAGCTTCGTTTTCATGATACCTTTGGATTAAAGTTTCTATATTTTGTAACTCCAATTCAGCTGCTTGCTTCTTACTTTCGTATGATTTAATATCAACTACTAATTTTTCAGCACTCAACTTACCCTTATCAAATTTTTGTTTAAATGATTTGTAGTCATTATAATTATCAACTACTCCATTTAATTTTTGTAATCTGTGTAAAGTTTTGGAATAATTTGTTTCCAACTCTTCCAATACAATTCTTTGAGAGTCTACTTCTTGTTGTGTTTTCTGTGCATCTTTTACGAACACATTATTCATACAGAAATTACAATTAGGGTCATATTCATGCTCCGCTAAATGTACCAACTTCTCCTCATTCTTTTCCAATGAAATCTTACACTTTTCAATTGAATGTAAAGAAGATGTTTGTAAGTTAGATAATCGTAGATATTGAGTATGTGCTTCTTCAATCTCTAACTCACCAAATGTTGCCAAATCGTTTATACTTTGAGATATTTGAACCAAAGCATCTTTAAATTGTTCTAATTGTTCCAACTTTTTAGCTTCATCATCTTTAAGTTGTTGGATTTTATCTAATTGATTTTGTTTCTTTTTATCCAATCCTTCAATATCCACAATATTAGCATCTACTGCTACCAATTGTTGTGTTAGTTCTAATAGGGTATTGTTGTGATTTAACCGGTCTTCTGTCAGTTGGTTATACTTTCCTTCTTCTAACGAATAACTATTGCTTAAATCCACTACTTTTAACTCATCATTGGCCAATTCGGTTGTGAAATCATTTGATTTAAATTTCTTTAACAAAATTTGAACTTCTTTGATGTCTTCTAATGCATACGCATACAATTTATCAAATACATTGATACCCATAAATTGTGCTAACAAATCTTTTCTTTCACTTTGTGATTTGTCAATAAATAAAGCATTATTACCTTGTAAGGATAAAGCGGTTAATACAAAATCCTCATAAGTTCCTAAATATTGTGAAATGTTTTTATTTGTATCTCTACGCTCTGTTCCGTTCAATGAAACCGCTTGCCCATCAACTTCTTTCCAAAACTGCACATCTACTTTTACATTTGTAGCTTTTGAGTTTTGTGCCGCAGTTCTTTCAATAAAGAAATCTTCACCATTAATTTGAAAATGTAATTTACATTTAAAATTGGATTTACGATTGTTTAATATAGCAGATGCTCTAAATGCTCTACTACACTTATCAAATGCGCAGAATGATACTGCATCAAAAATAGATGATTTACCACTTGCGTTTGGAGCAAATAGACCAATGACACCATTTAACTTTGTGAAATCAATAACATTATCTTCTCCATATGAGAACATATTTGAAAACTCAAATTTAATAGGTTTCCATACAATGTTTTTAGCCAAATCTTCATCTGTAAGTCTTTTGTTTAATTCTGTGTTTAATGATTTAACATTTGCAAGGTTATGTTCATCAATTGAAAATGAACGAACTAAATAATCTTCAATCAATCCATTTTGATAATCTACATCATTAATATCGCCAACGTTAATTTTACCATCTCTAACGCCGTTACGGAGTTTAGATAAACTGTCTGTTTTAGTAATCGTAAATTCATCAACATTATATTTCTTTTTAATTTCAGTAGTAACTCGCTTCATATCGCCAACATCCGTATTGGATACATAAACACGAAGACGAGGTTTTTTGGGCATATCCGTTACAATAGGAACTATACCATTATCTACGTGTAGGGTATAGTAACCATAATCGTTTGGAATATCAACGTAAGTAGGTTTTAAAGTTTCAACATCCCAAATAGCATACCCGTGATTTTCTAATGCTTCTCCATGTGATTGCTGAATAAGTGAACCAGGATAAACTACAATTGGATTTGATTGCTTAACAGTCTGACGTTTGTGTATATCACCTAATAAAGCTGCATCGTATCCTTCAAAAATATCTGTGGTAAAATTACGAGAACTAATAACATATCCAATATCTGTTTGGGATTTATCAATTGGTCCGTGAAAAAGAGCAATCTTAACATCACCCTGAATATCAGTTCCTTTTGGCCAATTCTCTTTCTTATCAAAGATACTGAATACACCAAATGTAATATTATGAACTTTAACTACCTCTGTATCACGTAGGTAATATAGATTGGGCAGATTAAGTCCATCTACGATTGGAGATAAAGCATCTAATCTGTGGATATTATTTAGATTACAATCGTGATTACCTGCGATTAAGAATGTAGGACATAATTCAGAACACTCTCTTAAAAAAGCTGAAATCTCCTTTACTAATTCAGGTGATAATTCCAATTTAGCATGAGCTATATCACCAGCTAAATAAATTATTGCATCTTCTGTACCACGTTTCTTAATATCTGAATACAATTTTTGGAATACTTCTTTGTATTCATCGTGTCTCTTCAAATTGCGAATGTGGACATCTGCAATATGATAAATGGTCTTAATTTTCTTAAAACCTAAATCTATATTTCTCATTTAATAAAAGATAGTTTCTGTTTGATTAAACTTTCAAAACTCAAAGTTACGGAATTTTTCTGATATATCAAAATATCTTTGAACTTTAATTCACCAGCATCCTTTTCTTGGAAGTCTATTAACTTTATTGTTGGTATTATGGTATTATATTTTTCGTAAATCTTTAAAGAGTCTTGTTTTGCATCATTATCCAATGCAATAACCATTTCTTTAACTTCACCATCAGCTACTCTTTTTTTAATTTCAGTATCTAACTTTCTAGGTACAAATTTACCAAACAAAGGAATAGCATTTCGTTTTAAAGCAATAGCATCAAAAGCACCTTCACATAGTGTAATTGGTTCAGTCCAATCTATTTGATTTTCAAATGCAATTATATTTTTACTTACTGGTGGATTTTTATATTTGTATTTACTATTCGCATCAATATGTCTAGCAATAAAGTAATTTAACATGCCATCTTTATCATATGATGGAATAATAACTCTATCTTTATATACACCTTCCGATGTAAATCCAATGTTATATTTAATAATCTCTTTCTTACTTAACCCTCTGTTTTTTAGATATTGAATAGCATGACCTTCAATTGGATTAGTAACATTTGGTGTAAGTTCTAATGCCGATTTGAAACCTGGAGGTAATGATAAATAGACATGGTTTTCTTCATCTTCTTCTTCATACTTTTCCCACATATCCAAAAATTGCTCATTTAGAGTTTTGTTAGAACTCATAGCAGTTTTTAATTTAGTATTAGACTCACCAAAGATAATTTGTAAATCATCGGTATTCATTCCAATACGCTTTGCCAAATAAGTTATACTACCACCTGAATTACATACCCAACAATGGAACTTATTTGTTCTTGTATTGACTTGTAGTTTTGGTTTGTGGTGATGACAAAATGGACAATGGAAAGCGTGCTCATCTTTTTTAAGAGTGGCAGAACTTCCTAAATACTTTTGGAAAAGACTTATTAATTGCATAAGTCAAATACTA